CTCATCCATCTTTCCGTTATACCATAACCACTTATCTTTAAGTAGTGTATCGTATTTCATCTGATATTGTTTTAAGAGTATGAGCTTACTGGATAGTAAGTCTGAGTATTTTGCATGAAGTCTTGGAACTTCTAGTGAGGACTTATCTAATTCAATATCATCGATTTCACAATCGACTTTCCACATCTCTTTAATTTCATCTAAATTCATAATATAAAAATCCAATAGTAGTATTTTCTACTATTATACCATATTTATGGTGTTTTAGGAAGTGGATTCTATCTCGTAATATGTGAATCTGAATGACACTGTGGTCGATACTGCTTCTGCTTCTGCACCTGATTCCAATTCTAATGCACCTAATGAGATAGGGAAACAGTCATGGAATCTGAAGAATCTATTGGGAACGTTTTTGTTAGTGTTCATTACTAGTGTAATGTCACTGTATTGGTTTAGGTCATTTTCTACTGAACTGTAAGTACCTGAACCAGTTTTGATGGAATCTACGTATGCAGAGTATGCTTCAGGATTTGCAATAGGAACAATTGCATCCATCCAATCGTAGATTTCTTTAAAGTTTTCTAAGTCTTCGTCTACCAAGAACGTGACATCAAGTGTATCGAATGACACTTTGTCGCCAGGAAAATATGCATCCAAACCCACACCTGCAGCAGATGTAGTTTCTGAGAATGACATGCCTGGAATGTTAACAGACTTTACATAGTACTCCACTGTGGGTACTTTGTCTACTAACAATCTAAAATTGTTCTTGTTGAGTATAGACTTATTGATTGTTGCCAAGTTTTATAATCCTTTTTGTCGATGTTGTATCTTGATAGTCGTCACCACGATATTCTCTAGTAACAATCTTTTCACAAAGATACCCATCTTGAATGTATGTTGTAGTAATAGTTCTACTCAATACATTGGTTGTTTCGACACCATCAGGGAATGCTTCTCTCTCCCATGGGCCTTCTAACACTTTCACATTTTTTGCATATTCTGACATAATTATTCCTCTGAAAATGGGGTAGTAAATCTACCCCATAATACTATTTATGTTATTTCTCGTTTACAAAATCGTTTAATTGTTTTGCATTGTCAATAACATCTTGCACTGAATAAGTCCTTAAAGGCAATTCCTTTTTAGATTCAGCATGATTATCATTCCACGAATGAATGGTCTGTCTTTCATTTTCGATGTTGTTGATGATGATTCCCTCTGCGAGAGATAATAGGTCGGCACGGATTTCGTACCCTGATTTAGTATTACTCATATTTTTCTCCTGTGTGTGTATGTGTAATTGTATCCACTTGGATACACTTTTATTTAGGTCAAAAAAAAGGTCTCGTGAGAGACCTTTTTAGTGTTCCGATTAAGGAACGAGACTTTCGTCTTACAGAATGTTGGACACTGCCATCTTTCTGTAGTAGAAGTTTGTCCCATTGGTAGCAAGACCGCTTGTTGGAGTTGAACCCACGAATGGATTAGACACCATACCGTATCTTGTTTTGAAACCAATTTTTGGTTGGAATGTATTCTCACCAACGGCACGTACCATTTGTAATGGAACGTATGGGCAATAGAACATACCAGCATCATAAGGGTTAGACCCTCTGTAACCAACTGTTAAGTAATCAACACCAGCATATGGGTCGATGTATACTTTAACTCTACCGTTTAATACACCAGCAAAAGTATTGCCTGTGTCGTCAACGTTTAAGTTAGTTGATAATGCAGGTGCGTAATCTAATACACCAGCCATTGAAAGAGCAGACGCTACGTCTGAAGAACAAAGGATAAAGTTACCTTTACCTCTTCTTGATTCTTTAGCGATTACGTTTGATTCTCTTTCGATTTGGAATAACAATCCTTTAAACTTTTCTACTGACCATCTACCGTTTGCATCAACGTCTAAGTTGAAAGTACCAGCTGAAGCAGTACCTGAGGCACCTGTTTTAGCTTGAAGGTTTACTTCTCTAACAACTTCTCTGTTGATTTCTGCAAGGATTTCTGATGAAAGAATGTTTGCAAGTTCTGATTCTGCATCTAGACCGTGGATTGCTTTAAGGTCTTGTGCAAGTTCGAGTGTGTACTCTGCTTTTAATGCTCTGGATTTGGCAGTCACAGTTGCTTTTTCAATTGTGAATGACATCTCGTTGAATGCGTTAGATGATGAATCACCTAATGCTTCTGCAGTTGCAGTACTCATACCACCGACTGTATCTGTATCATATCCACCTGCGAATGGGTCGTTTGATGGATCAGCATCAACACCAGCTGAACTATTTGGGCCGTTTGTAGCGGAGTTCCCAGTTCTAACTTCGTTGATACCCATAGCTTCAGATTGACTTTCTCTTCCAGCAGAAGGATAGTCATTATATCTTGCCTTCATGGCAAAGATAAGACCTGTTGGGCCTGTCATTGGTTGAACACCACAAATGTCGTAAGCAACGAGATTTGGCATAGCTCTACGTACTAATGAGATCAAGATTGGATCCCAGTTAGAAATTGCAGAACTACCAGTAGCATTTAAAGGTGCAGCTTCTTGAAGAGATGCTCTATCTTCGTTTAGAGCTTTCTCTTGGTTTTCAAGGATTACTGCTGTGACTGCTTTCTTGTAGTTGTCTTTGATCTCAGGAAGATCAGAGTGTTCTAGAATCGGCTGCCACTTTTCTTGTAAGTTTTCTGATAAAAACATTTTTTAAGTTTCCCCTTTAAATTAACCTAATGGTTTTAATTTAGATATTGCAGTAGCATACTTAGACATTGTTGGGTTAGTGACTTTATCTGAAGATGCTTCTTCTTCTAAAGTTCCTGTTCCTTCCTCTACCCTTGTTTCTTCTGCAATTGTTTCACCTTCAACTGGAAAGTATGCTTCTTTGAGTTCGTTAACTTTATCACTAAAGTCTTCGATATCTGTGAAGTCTACACCATTTGATAATGAAACCATCTTCTCTTTTTGTGATTCAGTTAAGTCTTTGCAGGCTTCTCTGATCACGTTACTTCTCTTGAGTGAATCATTCTCTTCAGCTATTTCCATATTTTTTTGGACTTCACTGTCAAGTTTTGCTTCCATCTCATCGAGACGATTTGCGAGTTCGTCAATGACATCGTACTTGTCTTCAGGAACATCAACGTAGTGTTCTACGAATAATGTTTTTAGACCTTCAATAAAGTTTTCTGTCATTTCTGACCTCAAACCTCTTTCGATTGCAAGTTCGTTTTCTTTCGTCCACTCTTCTGCACAATAAGTCATGTACTTGTCCACTGCTTCTGCAAGGTCGTTCTTGACTTCTTCTGTCGAGGTTTTTAGTTGTTCGTTGTATTGTTCTTCAAGTTCTGTCTTGATTTCTGAGACTTTAGAAGACACTGCAGCTTTAAAGATAGTTCTTGCTTTTTCAGTGTTTTCTTCTGATAAGTCAAGAGCTTCTGAGATTGCAGATAGGTCGTCATCTATTTCCATCTCTACTAACTCTGATTCGAGGTCAGCAGACAATTGCTCATCTACTTTTTCTTCCTCATCATCTTCGTCTTCGACTTCGTCTTCATCTTCCATTTCAGACATAACTTTTTTAACATCATCGTCTTCTTTCTTTTTCATAAGTTCAACGATGTTTCGAGCGATTTCTGCCTTTGTTAAGGATTCGTCAACTTCCTCTTCGTCATCCTTGACTTTAGAGAACATTGCCTGAAGTTTTTCTTTATCCATACCCTTCATTGCGTTGACCATTGCCTTAATTGTTTCCATCTTAGATGGTGAATCCTTTTCAGAATCTTCGCCCTCTGAAACTTTTTTCAATTTAGGTTGTGCATCAGGTTTACCCTCACCTTTCTGTTGAGAATCATTACTAACTTCTTTAGTACCTTTCTCAGCAGACTTGACGGATGCAACTGCTTTGTCAACAGGATTTTCTTCAGGTTTGACGACTTCACCTTTACCACTTTCTATTTTAGCGGCATCAGATGAACCTTGTTTTACAGGCGCTTTGTCACCCTTTTCTGCTTTTGAATCAGGTTGTTGACCTTCCTCAATAGCCTCCACAGTTTCTTCAACTGTTTCTAGGTTTTTATCTAACTCTGCCATTCTTTTCTCCTGTTTGAGTTTTATATTATTTATTTATATGTTAAAGGTTTTCAACAAACCTTTTCCATGCATTTAATTTAACTTCCTGCAATTTATTGAGTTTTGCAGACTTAATTGTTTCTCTCATCTCTTCTACTTCACGTGCTTTCAGGATACCATTTTCATATATCCATTCAACACCTTCCATAATACCTTCGACAAATGCCTCAGGAGCGGATGGGTCAGCAACAATATCACCTGCAGTTGCAAGTTGGAAGTCACTTTTCACGTATTGAGCGCCACCCTTTTGTTCTAGTGAACCTAGACCTCTAGAAGAAACACCCAATTTTGCACCATCATCGATTAAATTTCTTACGATTTGACCGTTTGGTGTACTTAAAATTTTTGCACGTCCCACATAATTATTACCGTCAGCTTCTAACTTGGTAATTAAGTGTGACACTTTGTCAAGATTGATAGTTGGCCCGTCAGGATGTCCCAACTCACCAAATGCTCTACCTTTCTCAACGAATTCTTTTACGTAACGTTTTACCTCTTTTTCCATTACATCTTTAGGGTAAACACGTCCATTTCTGTTCTTTATTTCAGACTGCATGAAGATACCTTCGATGAAGTAATCCTTTTTACCATCTTCGTTTTCTTCAACGATAATAGGTGATACAGCGTAATCGTTAAATTCTGATATTAATTTCATCTAATATATCTCCAGTATTGATTCCATCATAGGACATTTGTAACATAATTTTCTTCATGTCCTTTGTTTCTTTTTCTGCCTGTTTCATGTCTTTATAAGGGTTACCTCCAGTGAAATCATCACCGTTTAGGTAGACATGAATCTTCCCTTTCTTGTCTTGTGTGAAGACTATTTCAATCTTCTTTCCACCGACTTTCTCAATGTCTCTCTTAACCTCTTTTTGGTCACGAGGTGCTTTGAACTTTGATTCGTTCAACTCTTTTGACATTGATGCAAACGTTTTCATTCGGAATCGTCACCTATTTGTGTTGGATTGTTTATCCAATCTAGTTGCATTTCAACTCTTTTCATGTCAACAACTTCTGCAGCTTTCTGTTTGATACCATCAAAAGCAGTTTCCTTTGCATCGTTCCATTGACCTTGTTCGATTTGGTCTACAACTTTTCTACTTACATCGTTCATTTATTAAAATCCTCCGAAGTCATCTTCGTCATCACCACCTTCCTCTTTTTCAGTTTCAATCTGTTTATTGAGGACGATCATTTCATCTTCTGTTTGTCTAAGTATGTATTTACGTACATACTCATGACTAAAGTATTTACCAATGTATTCTTGTGCTTGACTTAAAGTATCTAGTCTTTCTCTCATGATTTCTGCATCTTTCAACTCTGTAAAGTGGTTGTCAGTTGCATAATCAAACTGCATGAAGTCTTTGATTGTATCAAATTCTTCTGCAGAGACTATCTCTTTAAGTACAAGTTGTGTTTTTAATACATCAATAAACACTCTTGCAAATTTCTTTTGAAGTCTATTCGTAAACTTATTAAACTTCAATTCGTCCCTAGATATCTCAGAAGCACGACCCATGTTAAAACCATTGTCTGCCTCCATTCGACTTCTAGGAACATTCAGAGACTGATATAGTTTCTTCTTGAAGTATTCTATATCTTCAATCTCTGAAAGATTCTGTCCGCCTGGAAGTGTACTAATTTCTGTACCTCTTCCACCTTCTCTACGTGGTAACCAAAAGTCTTCCATCATAGACATATGTTTACGGTCATCTTTTATCTCACCTGTTTGTGCATTATAAACAAGTTTGTTTCTGTACTTGTTCATAACATCAGCAAGATATTGTTCTGCCTTTGCCTTTGGAAGGTTACCTACATCAATGTAGAAAATTCTTCTTTCAGGTGCCCTTGAAATCCTATAGATAACAAGTGCATCTTCCATCATTGATAACTGGTTTGCAGTCTTCAATGCTTTGTGAAGGTATCCGATTACAACATTCTTAGTGTAATCTAACAGACCTGAAGTCGTATATGTTACTGCCTCAGGTGCAATTTTCAGGGTTGCACCTTCACCTGCACTCCCTGTTTTGTCAAAACCTTTGTCGTTGAAGATGAAGTACTCTTCAATCTTCGTAATCTTTTCTATACCCTTTTTGTCTTTTTCTTTCTCTACGTTACGAACCTTTTTAATTTTTAAAGGGTCAATGATTCGTAAATCTACAATACCAGCTTTCTCACGTGACGAATTCACTACCTTATGCAGATAGATTCTTCCGTCAACGTACCACTTTCTGAAAATTTCATGAGAGTTCTGATTGAACTTCATTAAGGATAGGATGTAAGCAAACTCGTCTTGTATCTTTCTCTTGATACCATCAGAGAGTTTAACATCTCTGAGATCGAGTGAAACAATCCTATCGGCTGAATCAGATGTGATACACTCATTAATAATGTCTTCGATGGCAGAGTCACACTCAGGTACTAATGAGACTTCTCTGTACCTACGAATGAGTTCTGCCTCATTCCTAATGTTGCCATCAAAATCTACAAAAGACCCATAGGCACCACCAGTGATAAAACCGCCTGGTTGTGTCTGTATGACAGGTGTTCCGTCATCGTCTACAGGTGGAACAAACGAAGGCCCTTTGACCTCCGTTGTTCTTAACTCGTCTTTCTTACGAGATATTTCAAACCCAAATAATTCCATACTGATATTTATAACACCCCAAAAGAGATGTTATTCACTTTTTAGACTACTCTTTCCCAGTGAGAGAATTCAAAATCAACTGTAAACTCTTCTAATGCATCTACTGTCTCGTAAGAAAGTTCGATTGCACCAATTGAAGTTGGGAACATGTTGAAGAACTCATATCTCGCTAGGACTGAATCGTCTTTGTTTAATTGTTCTACGTATGCACGTGATAATAAGTAATCAGTGTCTGTTGCACCTTCACCACTATCTAATGCTTGAATTTCTGTTTGCCATGCTTCAAGAGCAGTTCTTGCAGAGAACTCAACGTCATTGATGAT